CACATGGTGATGACCATGAGGAAGGAGTGACGCTGCCATCAGAGGCAAACCAAACAACAGTTTTCGGAATTTCATGATTTTAATAATGTTGTAACAATTTTAACATATTATTTTGTAAACATTTCATAAAAAACTTTTCTCCCATAAATAATGTATAGTGATAAGATTTTCTAATGTGGTATTTTAATGGTGAGGAATACACTGAACCCCAAAAAGGAATTGAAGGATTTGTATATCTCATCACAAACACCACCAACGACCGAAAGTATGTGGGTAAGAAATCTTTTTGGTCGAGAAGGAAGAATAAAAAAACAGGAAGAAGAAAAACTATCGAAAGTGATTGGAAAAAATATTATGGGTCATGTGATGAACTGAATGATGATGTCAAACTTCTTGGTGAAGATAAGTTCATTAGAGAGATTTTATATCTATGCCCTCATAAAAAATCAATGTCGTTTTACGAAACTTCAGAACAATTCAAACGAGACGTATTAAAGACTAACGAATACTATAACACAAATATTGAAGGAAAATTCTTTGTTAGTGAGTATAACGGAATTTACGAAATCGTTCAAAGAAATAAAACATTTTGTAACCTTCGGTCAGAATACATGAAGGAAAATAATCCAATGCATCGTTCAGAGGTTAGAGAACACTTTTCCAAACTATACTCTGGTGAAGGAAATCCTCGTTACGGAGCCAAAAACACTCCCGAACACACTGAAAAGATACGACAAGCAACTATGAGACCCGTTACCGATGGGGTGAAGATTTGGGAAAGCCAAAGGTCGTATAGACAGGAACACAACATTGGTTCTACCCGTTTCTATACTCTCCTCAAGAAGGGTCAACTAAAGTACTTGGATGACCAAGAATAGTTTTGTCGTTGGTCGAAGAAATTGGTAATCTTATAAACAAAACCAAAGTTATCCCCAATATCGTCAGAGGTAAAAGGGACTTCATCATATAACCAAGGATTTTCGTAGTCACACACTCATCAGGTTTCATCTGTCTTATTTAGAGAGACGATTGTAGATACCTGCGGCGTGTTGATTATGCTCAACAAGTTTCTGTGCCCAGATCCTGTCCTCTAAGGAGACTTCTCTTTGGAGTCTCATCTTAGTGCAGATCTCCACCAGGCGTAATCTATAATCTTTACTTAACATTTGACCTCCAAGCATTCCAATCATCTTTGTAGTCTTCTTCCCAAGGATCTGGGAGTTCTGTGGAGACACTGATGGTGTCCAGTCCTTCAACTTCAGATTTCTCTGTTTTATAAACAGGTTTGGGTTTCTCTGCCGCTGCTTTCCATTGCTCACTAATCTCTCGGATTTGAACATCAACCTGGTCCATGGTTTGAGAAACCTTGACACCATAATACCATTCAACAAACCCAGCAAGCAGGTGCAAGAGAATAACATTTAGAGGTGGCTTCCTCTTGGCACACCACCTCTCCATTTGTTGGATGAAGGTTTGCTTCTCTCGTCCAAAGAGAAACTCAAACTCATAGTAAAACCCGTCAGTAAGGATCTTCTTAGAGTTGGAATCCTGAGAAGGTATCTTTCTTGACATCTTGCTTGAATGATCCGAGGACATAACTCTCGAGCTCTGTCTCCTGAGGGGCCACTTGGAGTCCCTTAGAAGAGATCCAATGTTGTGTCCATGGGAGTGGGTTGTTCTTGGCTGCGATGTCATAAACAGGCTTCAATCCAATAGCTTTCATTCTACGATTGGCAATCCATTCAATGTATTGCTTCAATAATGTATCGTTCAATCCTATCATACTTCCATCTTTGAAAAGATAATCAGCCCATCTCTTCTCTTCATTGACTGCCTTATCAAACATGGCATAAACCCACTCTTCCTCTTCTTTGGCAATCTGTTGCATATCTGGATCGTCACCATCACGCCACTTGTTCATGATGTTCTGAGTGATAGCCAAATGTTGATTCTCATCTCTTGCAATCAGGGAGATAATCTTTGCTGATCCTTCCATGAGCTTAAGCTCACCAAAGGCAAAAGAACAAGCAAAACTAACGTAGAACCTAATACCCTCAAGAATGTTAACGTTGGCAACTGCTCTAAAGAGTTTTCTTTTGACATCTTTGAGTTCTTCCTGTGCTGTTGGGACTCCTTCTAACTGATGTAACCAACCATTGCCATTACCATAGGTCTGTGCAGTGTTAATAAAATCATCATATGATTCTGTTACACTCTTTGCTCTTTCTAGAATCCTATCATCGGTGATGATGGTATCAAATACATCAGAAGGATCTGAGTAGATATTCTTAATGATGTAGGTATAAGAACGTGAGTGAATCATCTCCATGAATCCCCATGCTTCCATACATGCTTCCAGTTCTGGAAGAGAACAATAGGGAATAAAAGCCATTCCAGGTCCACGACCCTGAATAGAATCAAGCATAATCTGATACTTCAGGTTAGAAGTATAAATGTGCTTTTGTTCTGGACGAAGAGTCTGATAATCAGCTCTGTCCTTTTGAAGGGAAACCTCTTCTGGTCTCCAGAAATAACCTAGTTGTTGAGTTGTGAGTTTCTCGAAAACAGGATACTTATAAGAATCATATCTCTGAACTCCGAGAGGTGCTCCAAAAAACATTGGTTGTTTCTTGGTGTTAACCTCACGGCTATTGAACACTGTCATTCCTTTCACATCCACATTATTACCACCCACTGGTGAAACCTTAAAGTCAAATTGCGCAGGATTCACAAGTCTCCTCCTCTGTTGTTGATAGGTCTTGAATTAGAGATTCAAGTTTTTGTTTTGTGTCTTCTTCTTCACTTCCATCATGTTTAGAATCATAGGTATTGTGATAGTAGGATGTCTTCCAACCATACTTATATGTCGTAAGAAAATCATTTGCCAGAATAGATGTTGGAACTTCTTTGTCTGGATAATCCTCCAGGTTATAACTCCAGTTCCCAGAAATGGCTTGATCGAAGAACTTTTGCATTACAGCAACGACATTGATATATCCTTTATTGCTGCCCATCTCCCACAGAAGAGTGTAATGATTTTTTAGTGTGGAATATGAGGGAACAATTTGTTTAAGAACCCCTTTCTTTGACTTCTTAGCGGACAAGAAAGCTCTAGGTGGTTCGATTCCGTTGGTGGCATTTGACACAACGGAACTGCTCTCTGAAGGCATTTGTGCGGACAATGTGCTGTGTCGCAATCCGTGTTCCAGAATAGATTTTCTAAGACCCTCCCAATCATGTTGTAATGGTTGTGAACAAATTTCGTCTACATCTTTTTTGTAAGTGTCAATGGGAAGAATCCCGTCTGAATATTTAGTTCTTCCAAAATATTCACAGTGTCCTTTCTCTTTGGCAATCTGATTAGATGCCTTCAGAAGATAATATTGGAAGGACTCAGAGAGACCATGAACAGCATCCCATGCTTCTTGTGAGTCGTAACTATAACCCAACTTAGCAAGATAGTGTGCTAACCCAATAAATCCAATGCCGAGAGAACGTCTGGCCTTTGTAGCAATCTCTGCTGCCTTCACTGGATAGTTCTGATAGTCAATCAGCTCCTCCAAACCCCTCACAGAGAGGTCACAGAGGTCTTCTAGTTCGTCATCTGATTTGATCTTACCAACGTTGACTGCGGAAAGAACACACAAAGCAATCTCACCAAACTCATCATCAATGTGTTGAAGAGGATAAGTTGGAAGTGTGATCTCCTGACACAAGTTACTCATCTCAACCTTATCTTTGAAAGAAGAGTGAGAGTTACAGTGGTCGATGTTCATGATGTAGATTCGACCAGTCTCTGCTCTCTCCTTTAGGAGGTCCAGAATAAGTTCTTGACCGCCAATAGATCGTCTTGGAATGTCTGGATTAGATTCGTAAGAGCGATATAACTCGTCAAATCCAGGAGTGCCAAAAGCATCATACAAACCAGGAACGTCGTGCGGACTGAAGAGGGAGATGTCTTCGTTGTTGATGAAACGCTCATAGAACAGTTTGCTGATTTGAATGGAGTAATCTAGTTTACGAACACGGTTGTCCTCAGTTCCCTTATTGTTTTTCAGGACGAGGATGTCTTCGATTTCTTGGTGCCAGATTGGGAAGTGTACGGTTGCCGATCCACCACGGATTCCATTTTGTGTACAGCATCGTACAGTCGATTCAAATTTCTTAAGGAATGGAATAATGCCAGTGTGTTGAACTTCTCCTCCACGGATCTTACTGTTGATCCCACGGATCCTCCCAGCGTTGATACCGATTCCAGCCCTTTGTGCAACGTAACGACCAATGGCCATATCAGAAGTAAAAATACTATCCAAGGTGTCGTCAACGTCAACAAGAACGCAAGACGCGAACTGGCGGAGAGGAGTTCTAACACCTGCCATGATTGGTGTTGGGATGTTGATTCTGTGTTTTGAGATGGCATCGTAATACCTCTTGACATAAGAGAGTCTTGTCTCTTTTGGGTAATCACGAAAAATTGTTAGGGCAATCATGATGTACATGAATTGTGGAGTCTCATACACCTGACCCGTGCTTCTGTCTTGCACAAGGTACTTATCCACAACTTGTTTCAATCCAGCATAAGTGAAGAGAAAATCTCTATCATGATCAACAAAGGATTCAACCTTTTTGATTTCCTCTAAACTATACTTATCAAAGATGTCTTTATCATAAAGATCATCATATGCTCTTTTAGTTATATGATCTGTCAGGGAAGGCATTTCATGCATCTTCCCATAGAGTTGTTTCCTGAGAGAAAACAGAAGTAATCTGGCAGCAACAAACTGATAGTTAGGATGATCCAAGTCAATCAGGTCAGCAGCACTCTTAATCAGGATCTCCTGAATCTCTGCTGTGGTAATTCCATCATAAAATTGAATACCAGAGGTCATTTCAACTTGACTTGCAGATACTCCTGCAAGACCCTTGGTTGCCTCCTCAACCATCAGATGCATCTTATCTAGATCAAGAGACTCAACTCTTCCGTCTCTTTTCTTAACCTTAGTGCCGTTACTCATATTTTCTTCCAATTGGTGAATTTAAGTTTTGCTTCTAAACCTGAGTATGTGTTTAATTTTACTAACTCTGGAACTTTATGCCCAGCGAGGATCATGTCATTGAGATCTTTCTCCCTTAGATGGCTTGGCCAGATAACAACTCGGCCTCCTCCTTGGATGACTCTCTCAACTCTTCCAACAATTTCTTTGTTACGGGGCTCGTTATCGTAAACATATACTTTATCGCTTCCCTCAAGATCACGAATTTCACCGTCACTACCACACATAGCCACACTATTAGGGAGGAAAGTGCTGTCAAAGGGTCCTTCGACGATATAGACGGGAATGCTCCTATCAATTCGATCAAGCCCATAGACTTTTGGTTCATCTTCATCCAACATAATGGTTAAGTATTTAACAGAGTTGTGAGTAAGAGATCTCCCTTGAACTCCAATAAGTTTCTCATTCCTAACAAGAGGAATAACTATTCTCTGTTCTCCGTACTTTACACTATCAAACGTATTAGGTTTGATAGAGTTTACAAAATCTTTAAAGTTTTCAGCATAATAAAACTCCCCAGAAAAGATTGCCCTATCATGAAGATATCTCTTGGACTTTTCAACGTCAAAGGCATCAGGGAGATCGATCTTTATTTTCTTTTTGAATTTTGGTTTTGAATCAACCTTAAGAAAAACTTCTTCTGGTGTTTCACTTACATGATTCTTACCAGTGTGACCCTTCTTAAACTTTTCAAAAACATATTGTTGATGAGTTACTGGATCCAACTCTTTCAAAAAGTTATTGAAGGAAATGTTTAACCCACAATTATGACACTTGAAGTTGGTGTTGTTTTTTATCTGATAGAAATAACCTCTTGCCTTTGTTTTGTTCTTCTGTGAATCGCCACAAATTGGGCACCGAAAATTATAAAGATTTGATTTAACTCTTTTAAACTTTGTAAGACGAGAGGAAATCAAATTGATGTATTTTACATCAATAAAATCCATGTGACACTCAAGAACTTCTCGTCATTATAACTTGATCCACTGATGGTGTCAAAGTTTTTGTGAGAAACGTTGTAGTATTAATGGCTAACGAAATGACAGTAATTGCTCCAAAGGATATCCAAACTCTCTTTTCTACCTGACGTAATCTTTGCAGGAAATTGTCATTATTCCTGTCCATTTTATCACGGAGTTTGTCAATTTTATCAAATAATATTTCGTCAATCTCTTCTTGTTTTGATATTCGTTCTTCATGGACCGCAAGTAATCTACTTACGTTAGTATTTACATCACTTAGCTTTTCAATGGTTGCATCCAGTTTCAGGATGATTGGTTTTAAATCTTCAAACTTCTGATCAAGAACTGCTATCTTAATTTGATCGTCCATTGTGGGGTTTGAAGTAGGGGTTGAAATCCAATGCCTTCTTCTTTGCTTTTCTTTCTGCTCTCTTTTCTCTTCTATCCATCAAATCTTTGATGGCTTTCTTGACATACTTATTTCTACCGTCAAGTCTCATAGTGGGGTCGTAGCCAGCAGTAGGACCAGCAGCATTGGAGGACCCAGAAAATCCGCCAGATCCCCCAGGAGGATTTGCCACCATGCCTTCCTCTGCGACACTGAATTCATTATACATTGCTGTACGAAAGGCATTTATAACTCTGTCAATTTTATTCTTTTCCATCAGTAACCTTTAAAAGTTCCCTTAAACAAACTTGATCAGTTTCAATGTCATGAATAGATGTGTGTGGATAATCTGGCAATCGATTTAAAAACACAATGAATGCTTTAATCGAAGGCCAAAGATTTCGATCCAACTTATAAAACAACATTGGTGTTGCAGCTTCACCAAAAATGTTGTAGATGATAATAAAATGATTGATAAGGAGATGAGTTTTTAATTCATCTCCACCCCAATATCTTCTGAGTAACCTTTTGATATAACGAAAATGATTTAGATCTTTGTCAAAATCGTCCTTCGTTATCGCTTGAGGATTATTGTAATTCTTAATGGCGAAGAAGAGGAAATTATCCTCATTCAATTCAGTAAACTGCATTTACTCATCAAGCAGGTGGGTAAAGAGGTGTGTTACCTGTGGAGATACCAGACATCGAAACCAGGATTTCCTTCTTAACTCTGAGATTACCCTCATTGTCATTATAGGTGGTAACACCAACCCAACCTACACCAACCTCATATTGAGTACCCTGTGCTGCACCAGAACCAGCAGTTGAGATACCATAGATGTAAGTATCTTTATCGGTGTTGGTTTGGCTGTAGTTGGAATCAACAACTGTGTACTTAGGAAGTTCACTTACTTGGAAATCTGTAGATGCAATTGATGCACCAGAGAGACCAGCTGTGCTTCCAATAGTGAGACTTCCTTCGCTCGTGATT